CCAAAAAAGGACCGAAGAAGGGTACTAAATATAGAAACATTGGCAAGCTCACAGAGAAGCTTGAAGTGACTGATATTGATTTTCAGTCTGGTGGTTATGATGCAAAGAGTCTAGAGAAGTCCAAGTTAATTGGCGCCAAAGAAGTTTGGTGTGTGACTCCTAAAGGTGATATCAAACGTTTCCTTTCCGATTCAGTCTCAGGACTGACCCTCTCAGGCTCCACCCTCAAAAACGTAACCAGTATGGAATGGTACAAAGCTCCTCTGCGTTCTGGACATGACAAAGAAGTCTTCCGAAAACTTATTCTCAAAGGTGTCCCAAAGACAGGTCTGAAGAGAACTTTCAAAGACTTTAAGGTAATTGAGAAAACTAATTACCGCATCTCAAAACACTTAATCTGGTACGCTAAATGAACCAAACCTCAGACGCATACGAAGTACGTGTACAACTGATGGAAATGTTAGCTAAGATGGACTCCCATTTCGACCTTAAAGATTTGAAGGTTATCAATATCAAGGTCGAACTGGACTTTGACACTTCTGAAAGATTTGAATTTATTTATGATACAACTACTGGGATGAGAGCCCCAGAAGTTATGATTCGTAAACTAGAAAATTCTGAGATATACGACTATCAGTATACTCAAGATGGACTAGGTGAACCTGTGACAAGAATAGTACAATAATGAAAGACATACAAAGAGTTTATAAAGACAACTGGGATGAAGAGTTTACCATCCCGCAACATTCCCATGAATCTCATCCAGCTTACAACTCGTTAGGTGGAAGTGAACTTTATACTATTAACTTATATAAAAATGTTCCCAAGGAAATTCGTGAGAAATTTAATATTATCGTTTCAAGATGGGTTGACGAAGTTATTGACGAAAATAAACCTACCATCTATGTTCTACAAGACTTGTATAACGATCCCATGTACGACCATCTCAGGACAAATGATTGGGAATCGGGCAGGATTGAAAAGGTTATATTCGTATCTCACTGGCAGCGAGAAATGTTCCAAAGGTACAACTATAATATTCCTCCTAACAGATTCCTCACCATCCACAACGCAGTCGAATACGTAGAGTGCGATGAATCGAAGTGGGTACTGGACGAAGATGCCGATGGTAACTTTGGCATAGCATACACATCAACACCTCAAAGAGGTCTTGGTATTCTATTCGAAGCTTGTCGAGCTTTGAGACAGAAGAGGTCAGACTTTACTCTGAACATCTTCTCAGGTTTCGACATCTATGGTTTCGATAAGAACAACGAACCATTCAAACCTCTGTTTGACGCTATCGCCGAATGCGATTGGGTAGTCAACCACGGAGTAAAACCAAACCAAGAAGTTCGTGACTTCTTGTCAACCAACCACATCTATGCTTATCCGTCTATCTGGGAAGAGACTTCTTGTATGGCGGTGATGGAAGCGATGTATGCAGGTAATATGATTATCGCATCAGCCCACGGAGCACTTCCAGAGACTATCGCGAATTGTGGTATTTGTTACGACCAGCCAGGCGAACCTCAAGAGCATGTAATGCGACTTGCAGGACTACTTGACCATTCGATGAATACTTACTATTCCGCTGGCGCTCAAGATACGATGAAGTTTGGAAGAGCTTACGCGGACAGGTTCTACGCTTGGAAGAACAGGGGACCACAATGGGAAGCTCTACTTAGAGCATATTCAGCTCAGTTAGAACAGGAAACGGAAAAATCGTTAGCCGAGGATATCGCTGAGGAAACATTAACAGAGGTGGAAGAGACTGCTTGATACTTGTAGACGCAACCCAAATATCTGTCGCATCTCTCATGGTGGCTTCCAAACAAGGAAGCCTCGATGATGAGGGATTTGTTAGACACGTAATACTGAACTCATATCGTAATATCACGAAACAGTTCAAAGAAGAATACGGCCCCGAGCTTTATCTGTGTTATGACGGAAGTCGTAACTGGAGAAAAGACTACTTTCCTAACTACAAAGCCAACCGCAAATCGAAGAGAGAAGCAGACGAAGTCGACTGGAATCTCCTCTTTAAATGGATGCACCAAATAAAAGACGAAGTCGAAGAGACCTTTCCTTATAAGGTTATCCATTCCGATGGTTGTGAGGCAGATGATGTCATTGCCGTTATTTGCAAGAACTCAAAAGAGAAGGTTCTTATCGTTTCTTCAGATGGAGATTTTGCTCAACTACATAATGAGTATGTAAAACAGTACAATCCGATACTGAAGAAGTTTGTAGAACAAACCGAAAAGAATGACCTTCAGAGAAAGATATACTACGGAGACACGGGTGACGGAGTTCCAAACATAATGTCAGACGATAATGTGTTTGTGGATAGACGGAGACAAACCCCTCTCTCCAAGAAAAAGTTTGAGGAGTGGAAAAACTTTGAACCTAAGAAGGTTCTAAGCGAAACCCTCTATAGGAACTATTGTCGTAATGAAATGATGATAGACCTGACCAAACAGCCTGAAGAGGTTGTAAATAAAATACAGTCACAATACGTTGGACTACAAAGGCGTGGTCACAACAGTAAAATTTTAAACTATTTGATTGAAAAAAGGTTGCCAATGTTGCAAGAGAATGTCAACGACTTCTTTTTGGATATTGACAACGAAATATAGGATACTATGGATTTACCAATTAAAACAGATGATGTAAGGTTCTCCTTACCAGAAGTTCTGGATATGGTTTCTAGGGAAAAGTTTCACGATGAGAAAATCAAGATACTTCAACTAAACGACAACCTTGGACTTCAGATATATTTGAAGGCTCTCCTTCATCCAAATATCACATTCAAACTCCCTAGAGGACAGATACCTACAATGAAGTCGGTAGAGTCGGTAGAAGGAAGACCAGATACGGGCTTGTATCAGTTATCTAACCTCTACAAGTTCATTTCTGGGACAAAAGAGTGTGAAGAACTGAACGATATTCAAAGGGAACGCCAGTTTATGGCTCTCTGTGATACTCTGACAGAAACAGAACAAGAATGTCTTACCGCACTCAAGGACAAAGACAGGTCTAGATGGACTGGCCTATATGACCAATGTGTCGTTGAAGCTTTTCCTGAGATGTTCTCAGAACCAGAGAAAAAACTTCTTGACCCGAATATTCCAAAGCCTAAGACGGGTCCTAAGATGAAACCAAAGATCACTAAATAGGAGACAAAGTGGCACAACTTGAATTGACAGTAAACGCCGTTCAGGCGAAACTAAACGCAAGAGCAGAGAGGGCTCGGTTATCGCTCTCTCGTGCAATGGAAGAAGCTAATATTGAGCAAATAACTGAATCACTTGAGTTATTGAATTCAGCTATGCAATGCTCTCAACTTCTCAGTAGTATGATAGAAAGACCAAATGACGGACCGCCAGCGTCGGAAGACGGAACAGGAAATTAAAGGAATCATAGGTGAGTTAAAAGGACTCCGTAAAGCTATGAAATCAAGTCGCTCGGTAAACAAGGAACTGAGTAACATTGACTTTCAATACTCTGTCATTAAAGACTTAGACAAGTCGGGCAAACTGCCTCTTATTAACTATCCAATTGGTAATGTAAATGTCTGTGACCTTGACAAGGATGAAAACTCCGCATGAAAGATTATCTGAAATAGTTCAGAATCTAGAAGTGAGGGGGGCTTATGCCCAACTAGGGTTAGGGACAGGTGACTCCGCGCACACCATCCTTCAATCGACCCCCTTAGATAAAAAATTAGTCATCGTTGACCCTTATGGGTCACTCGGTTATCGTATGATGTCCGAAGATGAACTAGGCTACCCCTCAAGCGAAATAGCGAGGGATAACAATGTCCAAATCGAGATACTAGCTGGTTTATACAAGCGAGCTGTAGAGAGTCAAAAGCACTTTCTTTTCTATCCGATGATGGATGAAGAATTCTATCAACGCTTTCAAACAGGTATATTTTACTATGATGAAGGTGAAAAAATTAAGTTTAATGAGTATGGATTTGTATATTTCAATGCAGAGAACTGCATTGGCAACCTAATAGAGGGAATTCGTTTTATGGACGAAAGAACTCCGAAAGACGGAGTTTGGGTCTTCAACAATATCAACGACTACAATACCCGACAACAGGAGTTGTTGGATGAGTTGATGGAAGAAACGAACATGGACGCTCAATGGGAAAGAGATTTTCTAGTAGCGACCAAAACTATTGAACCCTCAGACTGTTTGAAGCCAAAACAGGAAGCTTATGCTGAAAACGAAGATAAAATACTTATTGCTAACACCCCTACTGATACTAATATTACCTATCATTAGTGGAAACTCTACCCATATCCCAGAAGATGCACATGCTATTAAAGTGGTCGAGACCGACAGTCTGTTTAAACCAATACAAGCTCAGGAAGTTCTGGATGAAGAAATAGATTGTTTAGCACGAAATATATACTTTGAAGCTCGGTCACTCTCCACGGGAGGTAAGATGGCCGTAGCTCAAGTAACCCTAAACAGAGTGAAGAGTGAGCGTTTCCCTTCAACAATATGCGATGTTGTTTACGAAGGAAGACATTACTACAACTCTAAACTAAAGAACTTTGTTCCAATAAGGAACAGGTGCCAATTTTCGTGGTATTGCGATGGTAAGTCAGACGCGATAAACAACGAAAACAAATTTAATAAAATTGTCGAATTCTCAAAATACTTTGTTCACGACTATCATCACAAAGAGCACGTGGACATGACAGACGGAGCACTCTGGTATCACGCCTCATGGATGCAGAAATTTCCCAAGTGGGCTCATACTAGAAAGAAGATAGCTCAGTTCGACGCACACATTTTCTACAGATAAACGATGCCGTATTACGATTACCGCTGTACAAACTGCGGTCTGGAATGGGAACAGTCAGTTCCCATGGCAGAAAGAAACAATCCACCGAATCCTCCTGACTGTGATGAGTTCATCAACGGAAAGGGGCATTGTGTACCAGAACAGGTTATTGGTCCGAAAGGATTTGTAGCTGGTTATGGTGTTACAAACAGGCGACCAGATGAGTCATTTAAGGACATACTGCGAGAACAGAAAAGATTCTACGACAAGGCCGATGCCGTCAAGGAAGCCAAAGGTATTCCTCATCAGAAGAATACATTAGGGAATATGTTATGATTTCGTAGCCCTTCAACTTTACTTGATTTGAGTGACATAGTATGTTATCATGTAACCTAAATGAAAGTCACGATATGGCAAAACGAAATCGAAAGTCAAGCGTAATTAGTTATGACTTCAGAAATGAAAAATTTTGGTTAAAAGCCCTGAAACCCAAAACTTACAAACAGGGTCAAGTTGCTCAGTCTTGGAAGGACGGAAAAAACTTGGTTCTCTCTGGGTTTGCAGGCACAGGTAAATCGTATCTAGCCCTCCATCTAGGATTAAGTGCGGTAAGGGCCAATGAGCAGGAACAAGTTGTCATCGTTAGGTCAATAGTTCCTACTAGAGAAATTGGACACCTCCCAGGCTCGGAACAAGAAAAAATAGGGATATACGAACAACCTTATTGGTCATTATGCCACCAATTGACTGGTGAGTTGAATTCTTATAATGAACTGAAGTCTGCGGGACAAATCGATTTTATATCAACTTCATTCATTCGTGGTTTGACACTAGACAATAAAGTCTTATTTATTGATGAGTTTCAAAACCTTAATGGACACGAGTTAGACTCCATCCTCACAAGGGTTGGAAGAAATACTCGTATTATTTTGAGCGGCGATGTATTTCAGTCGGATTTCCGAAACGATAAAGAGAAAGCATCTAGTGTCGCCGTTATGTCAGTTCTTAACAGTTGTGAGTCTTTTAACATGGTCGAGTTCGACCAGTACGAAGACATAGTTCGTTCTGATTTTGTACGAGAATATATTATTGCAAGAAGAAAACTGGCAGCATAAAACATTCGGGGGCTCTTTCCTGAGCCCCCCAATTCCCCTAAATACTATGAATAATTTTACGCATTTGAACCATGATTTACCCGATTTCAGCACTAGGACCATCTCTGGTAAGAGACATTACATTATCCCTTGCGAAGAGGGAGATGTTATCGCTTATCCATCGATTACGAGTATCCTCAGTTGGTACTCTGCAAAAGGAATTAAAGAATGGAGAAAACGTGTTGGCGAGAAAGAAGCCAACAAAATATCAACCCAAGCCTCCCGAAGAGGGACCAGTGTACACCAAATCATTGAAGACTACGTCAATAACAAAGAGGACTATCGCAGTGATTTGATGCCGATACATCTTGAGGACTTCAACAAGATAAAGGCAGAGATTGACCAGAACCTTGACAACATACGAGGTTTGGAGGTTGCTCTTTATTCACACAAGTTAAGAACTGCAGGACGAAGCGACTGTATTGGTGAATGGAAAGGTCAACCTTCTATCCTTGACTGGAAGACAAGTCGTAAGGTCAAAAAGCGTGAGCACATTTGGAGTTACTTTGTTCAAGGTACTTTTTATGCTACGGCATGGGAAGAGATGACAGGAGAGAGGATAGAGAATATTGTTATCGTGATGTCTCCTACAGACAAAGATGTTATAGTGTTTGAAGAGAAGGTTGAAGATTGGAAACCTTTAACTGAGCAGAAGATAGACCAATGGTACAGAGAAACAACAGGAAAGAGTATTGGAACGATACCATCCTAGAATACAAATATCCAGATGGTACTAAGGGCTGGATAGTCAGAGTAAGGACTGAAGATGAAAGAAGAAAAGAAGAAGAAAAGGGAAAATCGGGAGCATAGTGCTCCCGATTGCCTATAGCAAGTTGACAGAAGAAGAACTCAAAGAAGCGATAAGACTTTGGGAGTTAAGAGGAGGCATGTAGATGGTAAGGATTGTGGGTATTTTGGCAATCTTATTTGTACTATACGAATTATTAACAGGTTGTACCCCAGATGTTCACGGATGTTGGGGATATAATTATGAGTCAGGTTTATTGAGAGGAACAAGGGACGCAAATAAATTTTATGTATCACCTTACAGACAATGCGTTTCTAAAGAAACTATGCAGGACACACACAGGGAAAAATGATAACTTTTCAAGAATACAATCGTATGAAGGATGTTCGAACCGACACGTATGTTGCGGACGAGATCAAGAAAAGAAAATTGGCAAAGATTCTTGTCAATGCTACAGATGATAAGAAGATGATAAAAGGTAAACCCGCGTTTACTATGCCCCATCATACTGGTAGCTCTACCATCTACGTGTATTTGAGAAAGATGCCAGGCCCGTCTAAAGGGGTTATGGCATATAACTACGAACTGAAGTTGTAAAAATGAAAACTTTTAAACAGCACATCAAAGAAGGTATGCCACACGGATTGATGGTTTCCTTTGACCAACCAGATGACCCTGAGTTTGAGTTAGAAGTATATAAAACTCAAAAGGGAGCGTATTATATTGACGCTGGAAATTGGGACGATGAGGCGAAAAACAAGGCCGAGTTGATGAAGAAACTCAAGAAATGGGGAATCGACATCAAGCGTCCCAATTTCGGAAAGATAGCATGAAGTCATTCTGGGAAGAACAAAAACTACAAGAAGTATTTAAGACATATCCAGGCGAAGGATGGCTTGACCCTGGCAAACGCCCTAAACTAAAATCCCTACAGAAGAATATTGTATGGAAGTCTGAGGTCCAACATTGGGACAGCGAAGTACGGAGTGATGATACGAGGATGATAATAGTAGATACGAAAAAGGGTGGTAAAGAGAGATTTCAGATGTACGCAGTAAGCGAGAAGTCAAAAGAAGTCATCTTCCATTGGGGCGGAAAGAAGTCCTTTGCAGACGCAAACGAGTTTCGTATTATAAGACATTGGAAAGAGCAAAGATGAAACCATTCATGCAAGTTTTAAACGAAGGACTCTATGACCCTTCTGTTCTAAAAATGATATTCATGGCAGGTGGTCCCGGCTCAGGTAAAGGTTATGTACAGTCGAATGTCACAGGAGGGCTAGGATATAAGGTATCCAACTCAGACGAAATCTACGAACTCAAACTAGGTAAGTCAGTTGGTCTGGACTTCACAAAGTTCACTGATGCAGACTGGGAAAAGTCACAGGAAATACGAGCCGATGCTAAAAGGTTAACACAGAAGAAAACAGAGTTATGGTTAAAGGGAAGACTTGGTATAATAGTAGACGGAACAGGCAAGGACTCTGGAAAAGTATTGAAGAACAAACAGAAGTTTGAGAAACTAGGTTACGACTGTTACATGATATTCGTCAATACCACATTGGAGACAGCCCTCAAGAGAAATAGAATGAGGAAGCGTACTCTCCCAGACAAAATCGTTGAGGATATGTGGAAAGATGTGCAGTCTCAGTTGGGAGCTTATAAAACTATGTTTGGTCAAAGACTGGTAATCGTACCAAACGATGACGGAGCCGAAGAAGTTGGAAGACAGGTACTTGGTAAGGTATATAAACTCATCAAGAAAGCTTCACAAAAAGAAGTTGGTAATCCTATCGGTCAAGAATGGATAGCGTTAGAGAAGAAGGCTAGAGAACGAGCCGCAGATAAACTGATGAACTCAGATGACTTTATGGGTAACTTACATCATTGGACTGGTAAAGAAGAAAGGGAATATATTACAGAGTTTGACTCTCCACATATCTACTGTGACATGGACGGAGTTGTCGCAGACTTTGTAGCCTTTACTACCAAACACCTTGGGAAGAAGTTCACAGACGATGACTGGAAAAGTCTCCCAGACGATTTGTTTTTCCAACTGCCGAAGATGCCAGACGCCAACAAGCTATGGGGCTTCATTGGTAAGTTTGAACCTCATATGTTAACTGCTATTCCACGACAAGGACGGGGACCAATATCCCAAAGAGCGGCGAAGGACAAAACTAAGTGGATGAAGAAACATTTCAATGTAGACCGCAATCGAATGTATTGTGTTCAACGCATTAACAAAGCGAACTTCGCAAAGGACGGAGTTGATGGTCGGCCTAATATTCTCATCGATGACCACATGAAGAATATCAAGGCATTTCGGGACAAAGGTGGAATCGGTATTCATCATACCTCAGCCGATAAAACCATCGCAATGTTAAAGAAGATAGGTTTCAAGTGATAAGCTATGCTCTCTTTGAAGGTCTGATTAAAGCTCCCCCTAATATCTTTAAGGACTTTCGAGAGTTTACACTTGGCCATGCTATCAAAAAAGTTGCAGTAGACTGGAATAATAGAAAATCTATCGCTATCCTCAAGAAGATAGCTCAGTCTCTTCATGTCAAGATTCCCTCAAAACAAATGAGGGATAACCACTTCAAATATCCCAATCCTCATCTCGACCTACCTAAACAGTATCAACACGATGAGATGGATGATGACCCAGATTATCTAAGACTCAATGTATCTCTAGCACCTTCTAGAGACAGGGCTGACTATGACCCTGAGAACTGGATGGTGACTATATACTTAGCCACTTACATAGACGAAGTTCTAGAGATGGTGGATGATGAGTCAGACTTACAGCGTGAAGTTCTGAAGATGTGTACAATTATTGAGACTGATGTCAAGCACGAGCTTATGCATTATGTGCAAGATGTCTCTCTACAATACAAACATCAGAAACAAAACCAAGGTCAGAAGGGTAATAAACGAAAAGATTACTTTCTGGCTCCACAAGAGTTTGACCCAACAATTAGAAGTGAAATCGGTGAGTTTCAGGCAAGGGTACAACGGCCATACAGCCCATCGAAAATCAAGGATTATGTTTCCCAGAGTGAATTTTTTAAAGTGTTGAAAAAGCATGACCCCAAAAGATATAAAATAGCTCTAAGGAAATTCGGTACAGAAATAGGCAAATGATACGCAGAGGTATTTTTAAATACAAAGCAAACACAACCCCAAAAAGAACATCAATAGGAAAGTCTAAAAACTCAAAACCAACAAACAAACACAAGCGTAAAGGTTGGAAAAAGTATAGAGGACAAGGTAAATAATGGAAAAGATTTATGAAAGAAGTGATAACACCCCCCAATATCGCGCATTCGTACAGAAGGAAAGAGGACAGAAAGTCCCAGACAAAAGTCCAATGTACTATACGGGCGAAACATTCACAGTCCCAAAAAATTCAAAGAACCACCCAAAAGATATGCATGGTAAGTCCTACTATGTCATTGGCGTTGGAGACTCCCCCATTCCAAGACAAGTTCGTTTCAAACTTGCTTGGGAAAAAGAACGGAGAAAGAAATATCAAGAACAGAAAGTTGAAGTGACAACACCTCAAACTTACCCTGAACTTGACCATTCTGACTGGACAACCTCTGGACATCTAAAGGTAGCTAAGTTCATTTTAAACAAGGACGGAGAATACCTTCAAAAGATAGTTTCCACTTTCGGAAACAAAAAGGATATTGAGAAGTTGAACAGACACAGAGAACAGGCGGCAAAACTGCAGGATGTTAAAGGAGTCGACCAAGATGACGACTTTGCGGCCTACTGGTTGCCAAAACTTAGAAAAGCTTATTACATAATGAGGTCACCAAAGAGTGACGGAAAGGCTGAGGCTATACAGATAATAAGTTCTGCTCGCGACAGTCTTTCGATACCAAACCCTAATAAAATATAATGTCTAAAAATGTAACTCGTATTTCGATTAAAGTCGAGTACGGAAATGTAAACAAGGCCATCTCAAAGTTCAAGAGTAAAGTCACTAGTGAAGGTATTATCAAAGCGGTCAAAGACCGAAGATATTTTACCCAACCTTCATTGGCTCGCAACTTAAAGCGAAAAAAGGCTGAAGCTCAGCGTAGAAAAGATGAAATAAACCTCATCCAACAATACTGGGCAGAACAAGAAGAATGGAATAGGAGATAAGTGTCTTACTATCGTTGGTCTTACTCTAACTGGTACGCCTTTTGGTGCAGTAGTGATACCGAAGACATGAACGAAGAACTCCTAGCTTTATGGTGGGGCATGGAAGAGTCACAACAAATCCTTGTCCCGCGTAAAGAACTACCTATACCGACATTTGTAAACGTAGACTGTTGGCTTGACAGCCACTTTAAAGTGTGTTATAATGAGATGTTAATGAGAGATAAACATGAAGCTCTCATCGCAATAACTGAATTTTTAGAGGACACAGACAAACGTTATGCTGAAAAAACTCGTGATAGGATTGACTCTCTTAATGACGGCCTGTATGGCACCGAAAGAAGAGTCGAAGACTACGAAATTTGATTTATCCCATCCAAGAGCGCTCCGCGTCACAGATGAAATCCCTACACCCACATCCGAATTAGTTCAGATACGACAAAAAGGTACGACTTATGTCCACGACTCAGGTTACTTAGTCGATGGTAAAATAAAAGTCAATGTTCCTCTGGATACTTACATCTACGTAGAATATGAATCCCATCAATCCCCTCACACCGAACGCTTGGGAAGCGGATTTTCTGACGAGTTTATCGTCACAGCTTCAAGCCCAAATTCCCTCACTATTGGTATTCCTGTCGGTTACAATAACGATCATCCTTATTTTGAAGTTCAAACGGATAATACAACGGATAACACGACTCTTACCTGCACAGGAACAGACTGTGACAACACAACAATTGTCACCACTGGTGATAAGTTCTCGTGGGCAGATAACTTCTCAAACAGAATACCCGCGACTATCACTCAGTCTCAAAAATATCAAGACTTCTGGGACAATGTATCAGTTTCCGATAACTGGACGAAAATATCGGTAGGTACTCCAGAGAACCTAGTCTCGTGCGATAAGCCGAGCGAAATTATCTCTCGATTTAAAGCCAATGGAGCTGCGTCCACCAGTTACACCTGCGAAGGTCGTAAATGGTATGTTGGAAGATGCGGACAAGGCCCATCTATTTCCGTTTACAATACAGGCAGTGGAAGCACCTGTTCTTGTAACAATTCGGGAGTCTGGACTGTTAGACCTCTTATAGGGTCTACTAACAATAACTGGGGAGGAGTCGGTAAAGATTGCAGGGCTCCATCTCAAACTTTAACTGTCATTTTCGAAAGGTAAAATGAAAAATTTATTATTATTAGTGTGTTCGTTAGTCTTCGCTTTTGGAGCTTATGCGAAAGACATTTCAATTGGTTATGTACTCGTTGGTCCGGCCAACGATGGTGGTTGGTCGATGAGACACTCTCAAGGTTTCAAGTCCTTAGTCAAGCATGGATATAAGGTAGAAGGAGTCGAGTCTGTAGCAGAAGCAGACAGTGAACGAGTATTCAAAAAACTTGCTCGTAAACACGACCTCGTATTTGGAACCTCATTTGGTTTTATGGACGCGATGGTAAAAGCGGCAGAGAAGAATAAAAAGACCTTCTTCTTACACGCCACAGGGTACAAAGGTAATGACACAAATATGGATAATTACGTTTGTCATTCCTTTCAAGCACGATATCTCTCAGGTGTCGCCGCAGGACTTATGACTAAAACCAACAAGATTGGAGTAGTCGGTTCTCATCCTATTCCTGAGATAATTCGTAATATCAATGCACTTACTATCGGTGCTCTATCGGTTAACCCTGACATCGAAGTTGAGATTGTCTGGATTAACTCGTGGTTTGACCCACCAAAAGATATGGAAGCTGCGAAGGTTCTCGCAGACCAGAACAACGATATTCTATTCACTACTACTGACTCGCCCTCAGTTGTCGTTCTTGCACAAAAACTTACCAAGGATGGTAAAGAGGTTTGGAGTATGGGTAACGATGCCCCGATGGGTGATTTTGGTCCAGACAGTTATGTCACAGGTATGATGTTTAACTGGAATGTCCTATACAAACATATCGCTGACTTAGCTAGCGAGGGTAAGTTGACAACTGGACAAAGATGGAACTGGGGAATGGATAAGAATTGTGTCGGACTTTCTCCTTGGGGAAAGAACGTGCCAGGCGTTGTTGTCAACAAAGTTGAGACAATAAAGATGCAATGGATTAATGATGAGATGGATACTTGGTTTCCATTCTCAGAAGGTTTCACAAAACAAGACGGAACTACTGTACCTGCAGGAGTTACCAAGAGACCAGAAATTGAGACTATGGGTTATTTCGTACAAGGAGTAAAATCAGAGTTTCCTAACTAATCCCTATATATAAGGATGTGCTTATTTTGAGCACATCCTTAACCCCTTATTGTGAACTACCAATGACTCAGAGAAATCTACCGCCAGACAATAATATGAGGAGACAGTAATGTCTCTGGGGATTTGGTCTTCTTTGGAGCACCGATGATATCCCCAATTGATTTTTCTTTTGTTACTCATAAAATGAGAGAGTTCTTTAACGAAAAAGGATTCCTTGAAGTTCATACCCAAAACAGACTGTCTATCCTAGCGGCCTGTGAAGACCCCACTACAGTTGCTACATACCAATATTCTAAAGAGACTTGGCCTCTACCTCAAACAGGTCAAATGTGGTTAGAATACGAACTACTCAAAAACCCAGATGTGGCAGGATACTATTGCCTTTCAACATCTTATAGAGAAGAACCCAATCCTCAGCCAGGCCGTCACGAACTTATATTTCCTATGTTTGAGTTTGAGTCTAAAGGTGGTTTTGAACAACTTCTCGCACTAGAAAGTGAACTCTGTACATTCCTCGGCTTTGAGGCAGGACACGGAAGAGCACCAATGAGGGAAACAGAATTCCCAGGCGGGAACTATCTCAGTATGCAAGGTAAATACACCGCAGAAGAATTGACATCCAAACACGAAGAAGATATGTACAAAGAATACGGAGATGTATTCTTCTTGACCCATTTTCCCTACTCAACTTCACCCTTCTGGAATATGAAAAGGGACCCAACGAAAGGTTCAAACGGAAGTGAGATTGCCTTAAAGTGCGATGTTATTATGGGAGGCATGGAGACTATCGGTTCTGCAGAACGAGCAACAGATGTAGACGATATGAGGGAACAGTTCCATACCATTTCTGATGGACAGTATGCAATATTACTATATAATCTATTCGGTCAAGAACGAGTTTTAAAGGAACTTGACGAATTCCTACAGTTTGATTTCATCCCACGATTCGGGGGAGGTATTGGAGTAACGCGAATGATATCCGCGATGAAACGTGCCCAACTTATGCCCGTAGAATAACTTACATACTCTATGGAACTAACAAAGAACGCTTCAATCGAAATTACAAAGATAATGACCAGAGATGGACTTTCGCCTGAAA